TTCGTTGTTACCGTATGCTAGGAAGTTAGCTGCGGAGAACCAAGATTCGTAGTTGTTAGCGCCTGGGCCAGAGAAACGATCAACCAATGCCAATTCTGAGGAAATTAGCTGAGGAGAAAGAACTGGACCCCAAAGGAAGTCACCAACGAAAGCTCCACCTGTAGTTGCTACAGCAGGAACGATGGCTCCCAAGGAAGTTTCGGTTGTTACGATACCTGGTGATAGCTGAAATGGCATTTTGGAAAATCTCCTGAATTATAAGAAATCGGTGGCTTTAGACCAATTAAAATTGTACCAGTATTTAGAGTTTTGAGAGGTTTACTCTATTTGAGCCAGTTGGTTTCTTCTTCTGGCACTGTTAACCAAACTTCTGTCTTAGTCCTACCAGCAAATGTACCGGAATTTGATGAAACCAGTGGATAAACATCAGGATCCAATATAGGAGCATGAACTTCCACAGCTTCATCAACGTCACCTTTCATATTTTGGAAAATATCGGTTTCGGAAACGTTTCGGAACTCTTTCTGAGCGACTAGCCAAGCAAATAGAACAAGTGACATAGCCATATCATCATTACATCCTTCTTGGGCTTTGAAGGTGTTGTTGGTTCTAACAAAAGTTCCCAATTCTTCTACCGTCTTCCAGTCTGGGATGATCAATTTATCATCTTCAATCAATGACTTAAGGTTGGCACAACCTACTCTCTTTGAAGTGACTGTGGTCTTGATACCAAATTGATATCTGCCACCAGAAGATCCGATGGTTGTGATGCCAAGATGGTTCTTGACCTGGGCTCTGTATAGATTTTCATATTCCAAGTCATATTGAAGCATGTCGGCAACCTGACCACCTGAATTGTTCAATTCAGTCAAGATAAACGCCTGGTTATACTTCATCCCCAAAGAAAAGATATGGTTTGGAAGTTCAATTGGAGACACCTCGTTGTTCCTGAATCGAGCAACCATCTTATAAGGGATGGAAGTTACGTCAAAAATAGAGAAGGCATGATAGTCTTGGTTCAAACCTTCTGAAACGTCTACAGTCATAGCATAGTTGTGTCCTAGAATTGGTTCTTCAAAAATTACCGTTCCATTCTTGTCATCATAAATTGGATCCTTGCAGACTTTGGGTAGAGCACGTAGTTTAGAACCAGAAATCAATGTGTCGGAAGAACCAAGGAATTCAATGTTGAATTCCTGTTCAAACTGACGTTCGCTTGTGTTACGAATAGTCTTCTTTTTCCATTCTTCATCGCGTCCAGGCACATCCCACCAATTGACTGTGAAGGGAACATAATCTGATTCACCCTTTTCGGCAGCAACCCACATCTTATGGTATAGATTACCAATACCATTTGGTGTAGATACGATGAATACCTGTGTTTCTTCACCCGCTGTAATAGCTGGATATGTTGAGGTATAGAACGCTTCCGCTTCGTTTGGTGCAACGAATGCCAACTCGTCTAGAAGGACGGCTGAGAATGTGTCACCACGAACAGAGTCAGATGATGTTGCATAAGCAAAAATCTTGGAACCATTAGCAAGTTCAATGTCACCCTTGTTCCAAGTGATAATACCTTGCTGCAAGAACTTTGGTAGATTTTCATAAGCCAAACGAATACGAGATAGAATGCTGATAGCAGTCTTACCCTTATTCGCCATGATAGCAATAAGCTTATCTTTATGGAACAGTGCTAGCCACAAGAAGTATGCGATGGAGACTGAGGTTTTACCACTCTGTCTTGCAATACGTGAGATAACAAATCGGTTATCTTTATATTTTTGGAGCATTTCTTCTTGCCAAGGCCAAAGATCAAACGGGATGATACCTCTGTCGGGGTGTCTGATCTTCATATAGGTCTTGACAAAATAGACTGGATCCAACTTACATCTGATAAATTCAGCTTCTTGGTCTTCGCTGAAAGCAACAATTTCACTAACGTTGGTTAGCTGTTTGTTACCACGAATACCTTTATTTCTTTCCCTTGCCATTCTTTTTGCTTGCTATCTCATTCTCAATCTTGGTCAATAATTCGGCGGTTGTACCAACAAAGACTGCTTTGTCGATAGTCACACCACCCGTTGGAACGATAGCATCGTCCTTTCGTTGTAATTCTTTACGTTTCTTATGTAAGTCATATAGGTCTTTGTTGGCGTCAGCCAATGTCTTGATCAAGACGGCTGCGGCCTCATATGCTGATGGTTTGTCTGTGTCTTCTGCGACACTGATAATACCATCAAGAGCTTGTTTTCCCTTTTCGGTTAGCTCTTGAAGATTTTTCCTAGCAGTTGCAAAATCGTCTTCTTGTTCGTATTCTTCGTCGGTTTTGTGGACGTAGGGTTGGATTTCTTGTGGAACTGCTTGAGCTTTTTGCGGACTGCCAATGACTGTCGGTTTGGTGATGATTTCATTTTCCACCCCAAAGATGTTATCCAGACTTTTCTTTACGTTGCTCATTAGAAATCCTCAATCATTTCGTCAATTACATAGTTGTCTGATATGCTTGCAGATTCTGGATTTACGTTTGCCGTATATCTAGTTACAAGAACAGAACTTGGAGTATTTAGGTAAACTTGTTGGCTTTGTGTGGTTGTGGAGAAAATAACGTTACCTCGAATAGTGTTGGCACTTACAGAAGTCACCTTGATGCTGCTATCAACGATTGTAATAACTGAGTTTACATTGATAACATTTGTCACATCTTGGGTTAGAACATAGGTGTTTGATCCACGAGTTGTATTAGCAAACACAAAGTTGTTTGCTGCCATGATAGGTTCTGGTGTAAGACCATCTGTGTAGAAGTCAATACGCACGTTCTTAATCTGGCTTTGTGATCTTTCAATACCAAACATGTATGCTTTCATAGTGAAAGTCAAAGTCCAGATGACTACACGAGTTTCATCAACTGGTCCAATCGTATTATCATCATAGGTAACACCTTCCAAGATAATTGGAGTATCTTTGGTAGCAATATCACCAATAGATGCATTATAGACAACGGTTACAGTGTAATCAGGTGTGAAATTTGGTACAATCATTCCCAAAATTTGAAGACCATCGGAGATTTCTCTTGAAATGATGTTCAATTCAAAGGTTAAATCATAAGGAACAGGCACAAATTGGGAATTCATGATCAATGGATTATCTGTCGTGGTGCTGCGGTTCCTAAGCATCGTCTGTTGTTTACGAGTAGGATCAGGGCGCATACCAACTAGAGAGAAAGCCATACGTGGTAGAGCTAACTGAGTACCTTTGGTCAAAGTTGGGTCTTCTGTCAACTTGGCTAGGTATTTTTCCTTTGACCCAAACGCCAATGGTACTTTAAAACGCTTAAGTTCATTCCCATCCACATCTTTCTTGATGAATTGGACGTTATTGAACAGAGCGCCAAAAGCTACTGTTGATTTACGTAGTGATTGGGAGTCAAAGTTTTCTGTGATCATGGAGTAGATTCACTAAATGGGTTACTTTCACTAAAGTCAATTGTAGAATTAGCTTCATCTTGGATAGTTCTATTCGCATTCATTCCAGAATTTTGGTCTGTCAAATCATCATATGATGTTAGTGAATAGCTTGCGGCAGAAAGGACACCAACGATGTTGGTATTTGCAACAAAATCACCGGCAATATTAATGACATTTAGAATTTTGGAAGGATGGTCCCAAGACGCCACTTCTGCAACTCCAGTAGCAGTAGCGAAAGCTGGACCCTGATAAACGAGTTCTCCTGCTTGATAATTGCCTGTGCCAGTTCCCATTGTAAAGGCAAGTTTGTATCCGACGTTTGCTTCGATATCATCGATGGGTTCAACTCCAGTATCGATAGTTTCGTTGCCATAACGAAATAGCTCAACACGTAGTTTGTAGGTATACAGCTTCCCCAATTGGTAGAAGTCTGACTTATCTTCCACGTATTTGATTTCAAACAACCCTGGTTTCAAATCCAGGTAAATTAGATCACCTTCGCGAGGTCTTTCGTATTGGTAGTCTGTCGCGTCTTTGAAACGACGGATTGACATGACCAAATCCATCTGATTATTTAGCTGTAGACCAAATTTAGATAGCAACTCACCTTGACCGTCAAAACCTTCTACACGATCAACATAGACTTCGATTAGGAAAGCATTGCTAAATTTGGATAGGTTGTCTTCCCCGAACAGATGGTCAATAGCCCCTGTTGCACTTTCTCTTGGAATGTAATAAGCATTACGACCAGTTACTTGAATAGCTTCGATAACCATATCTTCAACAAGACTGGCTTCTTGGCTTCCGAATTCTGTATCTTGAAAATATGGTGAAACTGGCATGTTATTCCCTTTGGTCTATTTAGTTACTTTTTCATATTGATAATGCGAGCAGGTATCCATTTAGTCTTAATCATCTGACGAATACCATGGAAGAAGTAGTTTGATCTATCAACCATATGTCCAGCTTCAGATGTGGTAATCAAGAAGTTTGTAGCACCATCCTTGGTATCTATCAGTGTATTGGTTTCAACCATGATGATACCATAGTTGATTTGTGTTGAATATTGGTCTGAAATAGACAAGGTATCGGATAGAGACGCTACAAATCCAGCAGAACTTGAGACACTATCAACCAATGAACCAATTTCTGCTAGAACAGAATAGTAAGTTCTGGTTCCATCAGCACTGTCTTGGGAGGTAACAGAATCCACCAACGCTGATACAAAATCGACCGTAACAACAGGGTTATCAACCAATGTCATGGTTTCACTATTCACGACAGTATATGATGTATTTGGCGCGTCTACTGTTGTTGTAGCAGTTACACTTTCAGTAACTATGGAACTAAACGATGCAATAACGGTTTCAGTGTCAACAGCAGAACCAGATTCTGATCTTGTTGCGGCAAATGTAGCAGCGGATGAATTAGTGTCGGTTATTGTTCCAGATTCAGACTGAGATACACCAAAGCTAGTAGCACCATTCTTGGTATCAACAGCAGAACCAGATTCTGGTTGAGACACATTGAAGATTGTAGCACCGTCTTTGGTATCAACAGCATTTCCAGATTCAGATACCGTGGAAACAAATGATGCGATAACACTATCGGTATCAGATGCAGTACCAGATTCAGAAACACTCACATTAAAGATCGTGGCGCCATCTTCGGTATCAGCCAATGTCGGTGTTTCAGATACACTAACATTATATGTATGGCTACCACCAGACAAAGTTCCATCTTCAGTGTCGGACGCTGTTCCAGATTCAGATACCGTGGAAACAAATGTTGCTACAGAACTGGTTGTGTCACCAGAACTATATGTTTCTGAAATTGTGGAAACAAAGGCAGCCTGAGATGTATCTGTATCTGCTAATGTCCCAGATTCGGAACCAGTAGAAACAAATGTTGCTGTGGTACTATCGGTATCAGATGCAGTACCAGATTCGGAGACGCTTACATTGAAGATTGTAGCGCCGTCTTTGGTATCAACCGCAGACCCAGATTCTGATGTTGTGGAAGCAAATGTTGCAACAACAGAATCGGTATCAGACGCGGTACCAGATTCGGAAACAGCGGACGCAAATGTTAGGACAGCACTATCTGTATCAACCGCAGTTCCAGATTCGGAAATAGTGGAAACAAAACTTACTACGGAAGAATCGGTATCGGTAGCACTACCAGATTCAGAGATACTTACGATATAGTCGATATCGGTATCAGTAGTATCTAAACCTCGACCAAATTCTGTGTAATAGAAATTGGATATGACTGTGCCACGAGTAAGCACAATCGTTGAAGATGTGGTATTACCTTGTGTTAGGACAATAGTAGTTGGTACAACAAGAGGCTTAGGTAGAGCCGCCAATACGATGGTCGTATTGGGTGTTGTGCCTGTTGTAAGAACAATGGTTGTATTTGCAACCATTGTATTATGTTCCGTCTAGATTAGTACCCTGTAAGGTATTTACAGTTGTTCCAGAAATATCTGGTGAACCGGCACGATATGCTACCAGATAATGAGCAACACCAGGATAAACTGTGCCAAGTTGGTAATTACCAAGACCATCTGTGGAAGTAACGTTTACCAATACGTTGTTTGCTGTAACGAAACCTTCGATTGTTGCGCCAGTTACTACGTTACCTGTTGCATCAACACAGATACCAATGATTAGTTTCTGACCAAGATTTCCCCAACCGTTGACAGTCCATTCAGACCATTTGTTGCTTGCATCCAGAGAAGCAAGTGGAACAGTTGAATCGCCACTCTGCATTGAAGAACGAGATGGCCACAAAGAAGTCCATGCTTGAGTATCACGGTGTGTCGATGGACCACGCAAACGGGCATCATAAGCTGGTACGGCACTTACCCAGCGCATTTCGTCTCGGATGGTTAAATCGATGCTTGGTTGGGAAGCTTCTAATGCACCGAGTAACTGAGACAATGTTTAGACCTTTAGAGCGGTGTCGTTTGCTGGGATAATAAATCCGCCATTGTTTATTTTATTCTTGGCGTTATGACGCTTGATGGTGTCGCGTGCTGAATCTAGCATAGCCAATGCATAATATTCATGATCAATGCATCCAGCAACGGACATATTTCCATTTCGACGGCATTTAATTTCTAGTACGGCGACTACATCATCGCCGTATAGATCATCTGGATCGCGTGAAATTGACATTATTCGTCCGCAACAGCATAAATGTTGGTTGATGCACTATTAACAGCAAGATTCCAAGCAACAAGAGATGCTGCGGCTGCTGCCAAAATCAAACCACGAGGGAATGTCCAGATAACACCAGAACCAATAGTGTTAGGGAGTGCAATACGACGGAAGAACTGAGTTGGAACTGTTGGAGCAGTTCCCCAAGCGGTCGCGCAACCAGTCAAAGCGGCAGGACGTGCTGGGTCTTCGGCCTGTAGCAAAACAGGTGAAGTCTGAGTTGGTGTGTTACCTGATCTACCAAGACCATATGTGGAAGCTGTAGCAGCACCAAGCTGGATACTGACTTCCATAACTGCTGGCTGGTTAGTTGATGCAGCCTTGATATCCCAAGCAGGAGCAGCGGTAGTTGTAACTGTAGTGTTAAGAGCTAGTGAGTAAATAGCCATGGATAATCCTAAATTAAAGTGCTAGTGAGTAAGATACGTTAATGGTATCACCAGAAGATACGCTCTTGCTACCGCCAGTAAATGAACCGGCTGACAAAAGTGTACCAGAAGTGTTATCAATTGTAGCAACAGCACCAGAGCCAAATACCATAAAACATCCAGTCACTGTGCCTGTTCCAGTGATTGAGAAAGATAGAGCGGAAGAAAGTGCTTTTGATCCTGCGGAAGCGGAGGAGAAAACAGCGGTTTTTCTTGAGCCTGAATATGTTGGTGTGTTAGCGTTTCCAGCTTCTAGCCAACCAGAATGTGATGCCATTGTATCGGCAGCTAGAATTGAACCACCCTGGGTTCCAATAAGACCCATATAAGGGCCAGTAACAGAATAAGAGGAACCTGCCAAGATTGTATCCAAAGCAAGGTTTTTACCTACTGTGGTAACAAGATTGTCAAAGGATTCTTCCCATTTGACTTTACCATCTGGGCCAATGCACTGAATGTCATAATGACCTACGATTTCAAGCTTTTCAGCGGAACCGCCACCTCTAGTGACGCTGGCGTCTACATTATTGCTCATTGTTAGTTTTTCCATTTTTTGTGCTTCCTCTTCTCATATATTTAGTGGTTATCCTAACCCACAAAAAACTGTGGTGGACGCTGTAGATCATCCAATTCTTCTTCTAGGTCTTCCTGTTCTTTGACTGCTTCATCAAAGATTTGTTGGCCATTCATCTTGACGCCACCAATCAATGCAATTTCACTATATTTCTTCATGTTATTACCCCATTGCTTTTTGATCAAGCAAGTGGCATATTTCTTGAACCAACGATCATTCCAGAGACCAGGCCAAGTTTCTGGTGTTAGAATGCGGTTAGCTTCGATCACGATCCATGAATTAGGGATAATCTTGGTACCCCACGAAGCATCGATATATAGACGGTTGTTACGTCTGTTGAAACGGAACTCCTGGTCACCAACGAACAACAACTGAATGGTTCTTAGGTGCTGCATTGTGATTTCATATGGAACGTATGACATAGCAGTGAAGTCATATAGTTCATTTAGACGAATTTGGTACTGTAGGTCCCACATATAAGATGCAGAGCTTGTGGAACCACCAATTGGAAACAAACGAACAACGTTGTACCAATGTTGGTAGGTTTCTGGGAATGTGACATTTACACCAGAAGCATTAGCAGTAAATGCAGCATTGACAGTCAAAGAGGTTCTGCTTTGAATATCAATAACTTCGCGTGTTTCACCATTGATTTGGATAAGAAGTCTAGCATCAGGATTTTGCATATCTTCTGGAAA